TTATTCACTATGTTCTAAGTATTTCTTCACTCCACTAAAAATATATAATACGCACGGTAGAGCTACTCCGTTCCCCCACATCTTATATTGTGCTGCATCTGAATAAGGATTTTTTAACCATGTTCTTATATTATTATCAGTTTTTTGTTTTTTTCCATTTTTTATTTTTCTATTTGTTTCGAATACTTCTCTCCAAAACCTTAAATCTTCATCTGTAGGATTAAGTAGTTCTAACCTTTCACACCAATAATCTGGGAAACCTTGCAATCTACTACATTCAAGAGGAGTAATTCTTCGAACAGAATATTTATCATTTATAATAGGAGGATCTTTATAATCACTTGCGACTAATGTTGATACCTGATCCTTTATAGCTTTTGTATGATGATAATTTTTGCTAGTTGAATAAATAGAAACTATTGCTACTCCACCCTGATTTGCATTAGGATTATTCCCTCCTGTATCCAAAGTTCTTGATGTAGCAGTTTCATAAACTTTGTATCGACTATTCTTAGTATTTAAACTTGTAAATCTCACATCATAATTTGCGATATTTTCAACTACAAAAGGTTGATTATTTCCTCCTGTTCCTAAATTACTTGATAGAGTTGGTGTAATATCTAGTGGACCTTTAAATCTACTATCTTGGCTATGATTTTCAAAAACAAGTGGTGGATGATTACTTTGGGCTCTTAAAGTTCCTGTTTTATTTAATGTAACATCTAGCCTTTCTCCTCCTTGATCCATTAAACAGTACTTTGATATTTCAGTGCATTCTCCAATAACTCCGGTAACTTCTTGTTTCTTATCTGAGCACGATTCAAAATACCTTGGCAGGCTTTCTTCGTTAAATAATATTTCTCTTGCACCTTCTCCTGTAAAATCTGCGACAAGAAAGATTCTCTTACGCCTTTGGGGGACTCCGAAATATTGTGCATCCAAGACTCTCCATGCAATACTAAATGTTCCTCCCATAATGCACCCTGCATTTTTCCATTTTGAAGGTTTAGGAATTGATATGTTTTCACATTTGATTTTTGAGATTTGTTCAAGTACTTGTCTAAAGTCTTCTCCTTTTGAACTTGAGAAAGCTCCACAGACATTTTCCCATATGATAATTCTTGGATATTTTTCATTTGTATTCTCCCTCATTTCCTTAATGACTCTTATTGCTTCATAAAATAAATTTGATTTACTTCCACTTAGGCCATCCCTTTGTCCTGCGATTGATAAATCTTGGCATGGACTACCAAACGTTATAATATCAACTGGATTTATGTTACCACCGTTAATATTATTAATATCTCCTAAATGAACTAAGTTAGGAAAATTCTTCTTTGTCACAAGAATTGGAAATGGCTCTACTTCACTCGCCCAAACTGCTTTTATCCCTAGAATCATAGCACCTAATTCAAAACCTCCAGATCCTGAAAATAGACTACCGACTGTTAATTGACTCATCTATTTTCACCTCAGCATATGGAATCTTTTCTCCGTTTCTTTCTACATATATATCATCAGAAATTCCAGTTAATTCAATATATCTTTTCACAGCAACATCAACAAATTTAGCTTCTAATTCTATTCCATAGCATATTCTTCCACTCTGTTCGCAAGCTATTAAAGTAGATGCTGATCCTAAAAATGCATCTAGTACTAATCCATTAGTTTGTGTACATTGTTTTATTAAATATACAATCAACGGAACAGGTTTACTTGATGGATGTCCATGTCCATCTTCTTTTGAATTAGTAATACTATCAAATTCAAACACTGCTTTTTGTTTTTGATCTCCGTACCAGATATGTTTTCCATCTTTTCTCCAACCCCAAATAATAGGTTCCATGTTGAATTTCCAATCTGTTCTCATAAGCGGTGCTCTTGGTTTTTTCCATATTAAACCAGCACCAACTTTAAATCCAGCATCTTCATATGCATCATAAAATATACGTGCTTTCATGGTTGCATAAAAGACATAAATGGATGCATCTTTAGCCATTGAGTTTTTACAATTACTAAACGCTAGAAGTAAAAACTCATATCCTTCTTTATCATTTAAATCATCATTTTTAATTTTTCCAGAAGCACTCTCAAGATTTACTAAATAAGGTGGATCAGTACATACCAAATTTACTTTAGTTTCTCCTAATAGCCTTGTATAGGTTTCATCTTTAGTAGAATCTCCACATATTACTTTGTGCCTACCTATATGCCATATATCCCCCTCTTTTGTTATGCATGGCTTTTTCAACTCTTCTTCTATATCAAAATCATCGTCTTCTCCTTCAAGACCTTCATCGAATATTTTTGATAATTCTTTTTCATCAAATCCAAGTACATCAAGGTCAAAATCAGCACCCTGTAAATCTGATAATTCGATAGCTAGAAGTTCTTCATTCCAACCTCCTCCAAGTGCGAGTTGGTTGTCCGCAATAACGTATGCTTTTCTTTGTGCAGGTGTTAGATAGTTTTCCTTTATACAAGGTACTTTATCCATTCCCAGTTTCTTTGCAGCCATTAATCTACAATGCCCTGCAGTTATTACATTTTCTTCTGAAATTAATATAGGATTTAAGAATCCGAATTCCTTTATTGAAGCCATCACTTTTGATATTTGCTCATCTGAGTGTGTCCTTGCATTATTAATATATGGTATTAATTCATCAACATTTCTTAATTCATATTCTAATAGTTTATTCTTCATCTCTACACCTCATTAAAAAAGACCCCATTCAGCGAATTTTTCAAATCCACCTACGGAGTCTATATATTCTTTTGCAATTCTAACAATTTCTTCATAAGGCATATCGCCTATATTTTCATCTCCAATTGCACAGCTAAATTCTACAGGACTTTGAAGTTGTTGTGCTCTTAAGAACGCATATATATTTACCGATACATCAGCTTTACTTAAATCTTTACCATGAAGACCTCCACCTGTCACAGAATCAGCCATATCGCTACCAAGTTTTCTATTAGTAGCTCCTGTATCAACATCCGTTCCTCCAGTCCAATTTCCTAAAGGATTAATTGTAGCATTTGGATACAATTTTTTTAGTGTTTTTGTTTTTACATTACTTTGACAAATTATCAACTTATCTACATCGAGTATGTATTTTCCATCATAAGGATACTGTGAATAAATATTTCTAGCTATTCTTGATAGTTCTTTTTGTTCTTTTGTAATAGGCATACCTTTGAATATCCCATTATCTCCACATCGTATTTTGTCATTTTGATTTTTATTTAATTTTTTATCTTGCGATACAATATTAACATCAGGATGAACTACTCCCGCTATTCTTCTAATTATTCTATGAATACTTTTTTTCTCAAAATCAACAGATGTTTCTATTATGACATGACATTTTCCATGACCTATGAGTACTTCAACAGCTACCTTAGGTTCTTTTTCCAGTTTATATGCCAAATCTACAATTGCTCCAGCGATTCTATCCGCAATTTTATCTGGATGTTTTGGGTTTACTTTTTCTATCATTTTTAATCTCCATTCTTATAAATTTTTTCTTGAATTTAGTAGTTTTTCCATCAAATCATTTTGAGGTACTACTCCATCAAATTCAGTTTTACAATTCTCTTTTACGATTTGATATATTTCATTCCATAGCCTTACAGCTTGATTCATATAATTTATTCCTATATTTATAAATGGTGATGGAATTGGTTTTCCAGTAGTTGGATGTTTAGATAAAAATCCTAGCTTACTAGTCATATCTTCACACTGTAACCATCTTGCACTACTCATAGCATATCTTTCAATGAGAGGCTTTGGAACATGATTTCCCATACTGAGGCTATCCAACCATTTCCACATTTCTTCATAAATTTCTTTAGCTTGTAATACACTACCATCTTTTTGTGTTGATGATAATACTTCATGTGGTTCAGGCATTTTTACACCTTCAAGATCAGGAATATCTAATACTTCTAGTGTCCTTCCTCCAGGATTTCCATTTAGTGATTTTTCTACAACTGATTTTTTCTTTCGACCTGCACCTATTCTTTTACCACCACGTCCGCCAATATTATTCGATTTAGTCGGCATTTAAAATGTCTCCTTCCCTCATTTTATTTTTTACTAAACTCGCTTATCTCAAGCTTTTCCCTATTACCCTTTTGAATTCGCACTTTTTGTGCATCTTTGCCCACACCCGTTATGTATTCATTTTCTTTTCAGAGATTTTCAATCCCCCTTCCAGAAAATTTTTCACAAAAATTATTTTTGTCTAACTTTTTTTCTCCATCGACTTCCATCGCTCGCATGAATTTTAGCGTGACAACTTTTACAAAGAGATATTAAATTACTCTTACTATGTGTTCCACCTTTGGATAAAGGTAACTTATGATGAACCTCTTGTACTTCTCTCATAAATCCATCTGAAAAACATAGTTCACAATAAGGGTGTTCTCTAACATAACTAGCTCGAACTTTTCTCCACGTTGATCCGTATCTTTTCCTTGTTTCAGGATTTCTATCTTGCATCTCATATCTTTTATTCTCTAGTCTTTCATGTTCATCACAGAATTGTTTATCTGTTAACTTTGGACAGTTAGGATATGAACATGGTCTCTTAGGTTTTCTCGGCATTACTTTCTCCTCTCTTTAGCATAATAAAAACCTCATAGATTTCTCTACAAGGTTTATTTTCTATTTTCCACATTTTAATTATATCAGAAAAGTATACTCTCATTCACTATCATTTCCTATCATCTTTTAAAATTTCTTCAATTTTTTTCAATGCCTCAGTTCTTTTTCTATAAACTTGCTGTATACTATACTTCATTTCAACGGCAATTTTCTCCCAAGACAAAAATGATAAATATCGATTTTCTAGAAGTGTACGATATTCAGAGTTCTCAACTTTTTTTATTATTGTCATTATTTCTTTTTTTAAATCTACAAGTACATCAATATCACTATTAATTTCTTCTTGCAGTGTTATAATTTTTAAAATTGTATCCTCCATTTTTGATGTTCCATTATTTTTATTACCTGGCATATCAGTTAAGGTTGCAGTACATTTTGTAGCCAACGCACTCAATGATTCTATTTGACTAAGCTTTGAATTAATCTGCGTATCTAAATGTCTAGCTTGATTTAGATATTCTTCCGTTCTCATACTTTATCCTCCTATTCTTGCTTTTACTGCTCTCATCAATGCTTCTTGGGTTTTATCTTTTCTTTTTAAACTTTTCATAATATCTTCGTCAATAGTATTTTTTGTAATTAAATGATGAATCACTACTGTGTCTTTTTGTCCTTGTCTATAAAGTCTGGCATTAGTTTGTTGATATAATTCAAGAGACCATGTAAGACTAAACCATACTAGTGTGGATCCTCCACTTTGTAAATTCAATCCGTGTCCTGCACTCGCTGGATGTATTAGTGCAAGATTAATCATTCCCATATTCCATTGTTTTATATCATCTGCAGTTTTAATCTCTCTTACTTTAAATCGTTTTTCAATTCTTTCTTTATCTGCCTTAAACCAGTAAGCAACAAGTACAGGTTTCCCATTTGCACTCTCAATTATTTCTTCAAGTTTATCTAATTTTTTATTATGAACTTCATAGAATTTTTTATCTTCATCGTAGATTGAACCATTAGCTAATTGAATAAGTTTATTTGAAAGGCTTGCTGCATTTATAGCGTCTATTTCTTTTTCTTGAATAGTCATCACCATTTCCTTTTTAAACTTTTTATATTTCATCTGATCTTCTTCATCAAGATTTATTTCAAGTTCATTTAGTATTAGCTCTGGCATTTTTAAGTACTCTGTAGATTTCATTGAAATTGTCATATCTGCGAGTCTACGATATATTCTTTCCTCAGCGTTTGGCTGTGGTTTATAAGAAAATATTACCGCACCATTCCTTTTATCTGGTAGAAAGTACTCGTTCCTATAATGGGTTATATAGCGACCAAGCCTTTCTCCTAAATCTAGCACTCTAAACTCTGCCCATAAATCCATTAATCCATTACTACTTGGTGTCCCTGTAAGACCTACCACTCTTTCAAAGTAAGGTCTTATTTTTAATAAGCTTTTAAATCGTTTTGAAGTATGTGATTTAAATGAACTGAGCTCATCAATAACTAACATATCAAAGTTAAAGTCTATTCCACTTTTAGTTACTAACCAATCTACATTTTCACGATTAATGATATAAATGTCTGAGTTTTGTTTCAAAGCTTTTAGTCTTTCTTTTTCATCTCCAACTACAATTGAATATCTTAAGAGGTTAAGATGATCCCATTTTTCTATTTCATCTTTCCACGTTGATTGTGCTACTCTTAACGGTGCTATAATTAGTACTTTACTAATTTCAAAACTATCATACATGAGTTCATTTATCGCTGTGAGTGTTGTTATAGTTTTACCTAAACCACAGTCAAGGAACAAAGCAGATACCTTATGTGCTAAAATAAAATCTTTGGCATAATTTTGATAATTATGTGCTACATATCTCATCTAAGATTTCTCCTATCTTCTCTTTTTCATCAAGTGTGTATACTTTAAACCCTAACCGCCTTAATTGTTTCATTCTTAATTCTTGAAGTGGTCTTGGTTTCTTACCTTTTTGCTTAACCTCAACAAAACCAACAGTACCATTTTTCATCAATATTATTCTGTCTGGAATTCCTGTCATACTTTGACTATTAAATTTCAAGCATAAACCATTTCTTCTATTAACTTCTCTCACTAAATGTTGTTCTATTAGGCTTTCTAGCATATTTCCTCCTAATATGACAGTCATTGATAGTCATTTTCCTATATAATATATATACTATTTTTTTATTATTATAGAAAGGTTATATATATGACTATCATAGACTGTCATAACGTTGATATAATAAGTTTTTCATAATTTTTATGACAGTCATTTTCATACCTTTTTTCTTTTTATTAATTCACACATTTTGCAATAAGTATTGAAATTGACCGTCATCGACCGTTATCAAATAATAAAATCAGATTTTAATTTTAAACCATATATGAAAGAACCACTCATATTTTTTTTCTTTTTATAACCTTCACTTAAAAGTGCATTATAAAAATCAGTCGTACTTCTTATAAAAGCACCCGTCCTCATACAAAACGCTCGGTATTCAGAATATAATTGTCCGCTTTTTTCAGTAAAATTGATGTCAATGTCACAGCATTCTTCTAAAAATTCTCCTAGCCAGTTGTTATCCTCTTTGTATTTTTCAATAGCATCTTTTACTACTTTTGGTTTTTCTAGCTTAAAGTTAGCTTCGATTACTTCTTTCGATCCAGTAAGTATCCATTCTAAAATTGTACCTCCAGCATTTTCATAAAGGTAATCAGCATAGTTTTTGATGTCACCTTTACCTTTAATCTGTGCGTTAAAAGGAATCACAATAAGTCTTCTCCATGTTCCATTATCTATCGCACCTACTTTTGGCAAATGATTAGTATAAAGAACAAGAGTATGTGAAGGAACATAACTAAATGGTGATTTGAATTTTTTTTCAGCAAAAATTTCATCTGTCGAGCAGAGTTGTTTTACGTTTGATGTGTTCATTCTCATTCCCTCTTCAAGTTCAGCTGCAATAAGAAGTCGTTTCCCTTTTGCCTCTGCTAGTTCAGGCTTTACATTTCTTCTACATCCCACAGTTAGCATATCTGCAGATATATTCCCACTATAACTACCAAGAACCCTTGCTACTACATTCCAAAATGTACTTTTACCATTACTTCCCTCACCATAAGCAATAATTAACGCTTCGACATAAACCTTTCCAACAACAGCTAAACCTACTATTTTTTGAACATATTTTATGAGCTCCTCATCACTTAAAAAGAATGTCCTTAGTGCCTCTTCCCATAATTTCTTGCCTTTACTTGATGGATCAATACTAGTTTGTTTGCTTATAAAGTCATTGTAGTCATGCTCTTTTGACAAACCCGTTTTTAGATTATAAGTTTTACTTGGTGTATTTAATAAAAACTCATCCCTATCAAGCGAAGTAGGTTCTATTTGAATTAAAGGACGCACTTCTTTTAATGTAGACCAGATATTTTTACTATCACGTCTTTTAATAGCATACTTCTCATAAGCTAAAACTTGTTCATACTTTTCTACTATTCTTCTTTGGTTATCATCTAAGTTTTCCTTAACTTTCTTCATACCTAAACTTGTTATCATCGGCATAACTCCTGCGTCAGTTAATTGTTTTAGACATAAATTTATTTCATCATGTGCTTCTTTTAATTGTAGTTCAGTTAGTTCATGTGCTACAGCCTGTGCGTTTGGTACAGACTCCTCCCAGTAGCTTCCGTTATAAACTAAATAATCGGTTGCTGGAGAGTATTTTATTCTGTCTTGAAACTCTCTAGAAAGAACTATAGCTTGACCTACATCTGAATAATCTGTAGGCTTAAATTTAAATTTCTGATTATAATCTTCAGGCTTAATATACCCTTCTTGACTAGCAATTTTCTTCCCGAACTTAGTTGCACTATACCAGATGGAGTTAAGTTCGCTGTCATCTAAAGGTGGTGTACATTTAGAGGCTTGTTCTAAATACATCGAATAACTTTCATCAGTTGCTCCGTATCGTTTTATAATCTTTCCAGCCAAATGACTCATAGTAGAATTACGACTGCCTTGTTCGATTACTGGTGCATGATCCTTTAATTCTAAAAGCGTAAAAGCATCTGCAACCCCAAGTATTTCATCTAGATTCTTTTCACCTTCAAACCAAATAAATTCATCAGTAATATTTCCAAAAATAAATCTTGAACAATCCAATGCATTTTTATCAAAAAAGTTATATTTCTCATACACTTGTTTCTTAAAAATTTCACACTCATCTGATGTCAAAAATAACCTATGTGGGATATAAACATGATGTCTAGGTCGAGCTACTTTCCCATTCTTTTCTTTATTATTATTTCGACTAGGAACTACAATATGACTCGCTCCTTCAAGCAAATACTCATAATCTTCTGGATAAATCCAATCATTTGGATTATCACTATGTTCATTATCACAATCAAAAACATCACAATCACACTCCAAGAAATTATCTTTATTTCGATATTTATTTTTAAAGTTAGCGCATACGTGATCAAAACGTACTACCTCTTTTAATTGTTCCATATTTTCTATTAAACACTTAATATCATAAATGCAATTCTTAGCGTTACCTTGAAAGTTTGATCTATGAATAGTTAACCTCATATTACTTTACCTCCGTAAAATACTTTATAGTTTTATGATGCTTTTTCGCTACATCAATTTCTACTTTCATACCTTCTGTGATATTGTCACCTAAAACCCAGATTTCACTGCATTTTCCAAGTAGAATGATATCCGCAAATATAGCATTTTTTCTATCTACTTCATTTGAGTCATCCATAAATGGAAATAACACATGAGGTATTATTGGAATATTACCTTCTATATAAGCAAGTCTTCCTAGCTTTATAGCCTTTTTAATATTCGCTTCTATATCTCCTCTGTATGGAGCACAAATATAAACCAAAGGTTTATAAGCGTCTTTCTTTTCTTCTTTGATTTTCCTTTGACTCTTACTCATTGATTTTTTCCTCCTATTAAAATGATGGGAATACTAATTTAATCCCTCATATCATAGGCAATAAAAAAGAGTGAGAATTTAACCTCTCACTCAAATTTTTAATCTTTCATATAAAAATCACACGTATATCCATCTGCAGTAAGTATCAATCCCTTTGCCCAATAAGGTGCTTGACTCATAGTTCCACAAATATCTTCTAATTTTGTATTCTCTGGCGCCTCTATAATTATTTCATCATGAACATGGGCTACAATATTATAATCACTTAAATTTTGTAAAGCATATATTAGTATATCTCTAGAAATAGCTTGTACTATATTCTCTACAAACTTAGGTCCATAACTCTCTATTCTCTCCCATTTTTTAGCTACACCTATACCTTCATAAGTGACTGATTCACATCCAAATTTATTAATTTCAATTTTGGGTTTAATGTATGTTAGTTTTCTTCCACTTGGTAGTGTTATTCTAAGTAATCCACTCCTACATTCAAACTCTATTCCATGCGTTCTAGTCAAACCTTTCATAACTATCGTATCTTTTATAGCTTTATCTACTGCCCACCAAAATGCTACTATATTCTGATTTGCTTCTCGCCATGATAAAACAAGTGGCTTTAATTCATCTTCTTTAAGTCCCATCTCAAGGGCACCCATTGCAGTTAGTGCTCCTACTGATCCACCGTAACCACACGCTAACTCCGCTATCTTCCCTTTTTGTCTTAAGTCACCATTTATACCATGTTTAACAACAGGAACACCAAACATCTGTGAAGCTGACATACAATAAATATCTCCACCTTTTTTAAACAGTTCCTCTCGCCAAGTTTCTCCCGCAAGCCATGCGATTACTCTTGCTTCTATTGATGAAAAATCAGCTACATAAAACTTCATATTTTCTTTTGGAACAAAAGCTGTTCTTATAAGTTGTGAAAGAATATCTGGTACATTATCATATAATAATTCGAGAATATCTCCATCTCTATTTTTTATTATTGATCTAACCTCAAAGAGTTCTTTCATAGTATTCCTTGGTAGATTTTGCAATTGTACATTACGCCCAGAAAATCTCCCGGTCCTATTAGCACCTAAAAATTGAAACATTCCTCTACATCTATTATCCTCACAAGCTACATCTTTCATAGCTTGATATTTCTTTATAGATGATTTTGATAACTGCATTCTCAAAGCCAACGCTTTTGATACTTCTCCTTTTGTAACTTTAATAAGTTCTTTAACTGATTTTTTATCTAAACTTTCAGTTTCAACACCTTGTTCACTCAACCAACCTTTTAGCTGAACTACTGAGTTTGGATTTTCTAACTCTGTCAAAATTTGCAATTTACTCATTAACTTCGTTCTTACTTTGTTATCTAAAGCTATCACTCTGTTTACAAAATCTAAGTCTACTTTAATTCCTCTATCATTAATTTCTTGGTCTAAATTATACTCTTCCCATATAAAATCGGGTACTGGAAACTTCATAAGTTTACATTGTATTTCTTTTTCTGTATCAACATCACGAATATTATAGTTTTTAAAAGCCTCCCATTTTATTTTATCGTGATATGGAAAGTTTCTATTTCTAAATCCATTTGATTTCGTTGGAGTACAAGGTACACAAAAATATTTTATCAGATCTTTACCTTCAATTAATTTTTGCTTTTCAAGTCCTAATACTTTCCCTACACCTTCAAGAGAAAATGGTAACCCCATATATGCACTCCATATCATTGTACATCTCCAGCTTTTTGGATTTAAATATGTTCCTTTAGTGAGTTTTAAAAATCTGGATAAACATATTCGTTCAAACTGTGCATTAAATGCCCACTTAATGACATTATCATCTAATAACGCTTGTATTATATCTTCAGATAATTTTTCTCCACTTGCTATATCAACTATCTCAGTTTTACCTCCATCTATAGAATATGCAAAGAGGAGGACTTCAAAGTCCTCACTCTCAACATATTTATATACCCCAGACTTTGATATATTGATACTAGAGAATGTTTCAATATCAATATTTATAGTCTTCATTTTCTTAGTTTCTCCCTTATGTTTACATACAAGTCTACTAACTCTGTTATTATAAACTCACCAACATAGGTCGCAGCAAGTAAAACAATCAATAGATTAAGTATTTCCGAAATATTCATTTCTTCATCCTCCTAAGCTAAGAATTCTTCATCTTCTTCAGTTGTAAAATCATCACTTGCACTACTACGTCCACCTAGAGGTTCACCATCACGAAGTTTTTGAATATTTCCTAACCCACAAGCAATCCCTTTATTTCCATTAGAATTAAATGCATAAAAGTTAAGTGATACCCTACCATAACAACCACTATAAACTTCTGAGCGATCTAATATTGGTTGCACGTTATTATCTACAATTTGAGGTGCTGTGGTAGAATTAGCATTAATAAAGAAATGTCCTTTGTATGCTTCATCCTCTCTTTCTATATCCCCATCACGTAGTGGTAATTTAAGTGTAGCTTTATTAGGTTTTTTTCCTCCAAACTTCGCTAATCCATCTTCAATTGCTGCATCCACTGCTTTATGCACAGCATTAATAGTTTTAGTATCTGTTTTTGGAATCAATACTGACACACTGTATCTTTCCTTACTACCATTGATTGAAACTGGCTCCCAACCATTAAAATATGAAAATCTTGTGTTAACTCCTGTTACTACTTTTGTATCTTTTATCGCCATGATTATTTTTCCTCCGTTACTTTAAATTCTTTGTTTACATCATGTTTAACTATTTCTTTTCTTTTATCACTTTTTAAAACAAGCGTTGGTTTACCTCCAGGTTTTACTACATAATCTCCTAGAAGTTCATTAAATTTATCTTTTCCTAATAGTTTTTGAAGTTCGGTTAATGTTAGTAAACTTGTTTTATAGATATCGTTATATCCATTTTCTTTTAATATCTCTGCGACTCTTTCTTCATCTTTAATTTTTCTAATTGATCTACCTTCTACTAATTTAAAATTCGACCATTCTTTATCATTCTCTAAAGTTATTTTAGTTGCATATTCTTTTATTTCACTAGCCCATTTCACAAGATCATCAATATGTTCTAGTACCTCTTCTATCTCAGCATCATTTAATAGATGTGGTGAGCAAAGTTGAAACCTCATAAGTTTATCGTGATAATCTTTCCGAGCTCGCAATACAACATTACAGTTAGAAAACTGACACCACGGACCATAGGTTACAACTCCAAGTCCATTAAAAGCTAACTCTGCTTTTTCTTTGAGAACAGTATCCGCCCAATTTTTAAGTTCTTCTACTGATTTTTTGCTAGATGAAATATTATACTTTCTCGGTTGAAAAATAGTCATAACTACCTCATCAATATCATATAAAGCATCATAAATATTTAATGCACCCAGTGCATATAACATCATCTGTGGGTTTTCCTCAGCACTTACTTCTACTCCACGTCCATATTTTAAGTCAATAATATGAAGTATCTTATCTGCAATTATTATACAGTCCCCTGTTCCAAAGCCATCTGGTACATAGTTTGAAAAATCTAACCTTTGTTCGATTAAAACTATCGGATCTTTAGTAGATTTCTTAATATTTTCTATTGTTTCTACTATATAATGCACGTAATCATCAGTATAATTATCCATATCCTTATCAAAATATTTTAACTTAGGTTTTCTAACTTTTTCACCCCATACTTTTCTTAGCTTATATTCAGATAGTCTATGAGCATCAGTACCTTCATTTGCTACTTCTGATACTTCTTTTTCAAAGAAGTTTTCTAATCTTGGTAGCGGTGGACAAGTAAGCCATCTATGAGCACTTGAGGCATTCAACAAAGCATGTTTTCCCATATTAAAGTTCCTCAGCTTTCTTCATTAGTTCAACGTAGTGTTTAGCTTCAACTTCTGATAGCTTGCTTACACCATAAGTTTTAATTAACTCTCTTACCTCTGCTTGCTTACCTTCTTGGGCTTTTTTAGCTAGTACTCCACGTACTTCTTCAAGGGTAATTGTTTGCTCTTCTTTAGTAGCGTTAGTTAACAATTCAGTACTCTCATCTTCAATTAATTCTGATTTTTTTTCAATAGAAGTTTGTTCTAATTTTCCCTCAGTTATTAATTCACAAAGACTTTGAAGACTATCTGCTAATCGTCTTATATCCTCTATAACG